AAACTTTGTGCTGTACCGTTGATGTATATCTTCACCCTATCGGCGGCTGTTGCTTGTGTAGTATCTACAGATACAACAATATGATACCAAGCTGAATGGTCTCTAAAAACAGCATTCGTTTCAACATCATCAATTATACTACCACCGTCTAGGTGCCTAAAACGTATGGTGTCAGTACCTTGATATTGGATGCGGCTACAGTTGTTATTATCACTCCCCACAGAAAATAGCTGTTGTGTTGCTGTATTACCGAGCTTAAACCAAACAGAATACGTCCAAGTCTTACGGTTACCAGCCGTCGAAGGTGTGCGGTTTAGATATGCAGTATCATCGAACAGTAACGATTGTTCAATTAAATAATCACTTGCTGCCGCTGAAACTGCACCTAAAAGTAGGTTATTAGAAAATACCATGTAACTTTTTCTCCGTTATATTTTTTATTTAATATCTAATGATGCAATTGCTTGAACAGCAGTTGAAGTATATACGATATAGTCTATCCTATCTACCGCTGAAACACCAGTTGATAATGTAGGTGCAGTACCACCTATAAAGTCCCAACTTGTTCCATAACTTAATGTTCTACCACCTGTTCCATCTTGAACTATAATAATACTTCCCGTTTGTCCTGCTACACAATTAGTAGGGTTTCCTAATGCTCTATTTCCTGCTAGTTGAACAATAAAGTTCTGAGCAGTATTAAAGTTAACTGCAATTGTAGCACCATCAGTTAATGAAGCATACTGAGCTACAGCTGCTCCATTCATCGTTAATCGTTTAGCTCCTGCAACTGTCCCAATTCCTAAAGAACTTACATCAACTTCTTGTGCTGATACAGTGCCTGTAATCGTACCACCAGTGAGTGGGAGTCTAGAAGCTATGCTTGTAGCCAATGTAGCTGACAAAGCTACTGCATAGTCGCTCACGGACGTTATTCGTGTATTAGCAGTACCGATACTTGTAGCCATTGTAGCTGATAGAGCAGTAATTGCAGTATTGCTATTACCAATGCTAGTTGCTAATGTTGAAGATAATGCAACTGCAAAATCGCTTACAGATGTAATTCTTGTATTTGCAGTTCCAATACTTGTAGCCATTGTCGCTGACAAAGCTACTGCAAAATCACTTACTGAAGTAATTCGTGTATTTGCAGTTCCAATACTTGTAGCCATTGTAGCTGATAGTGCTGTAATTGCAGTGTTACTATTACTAATACTTGTGGCTAGTGTTGCTGATACAGCTGCAAGTTCAGCATCAGTTACAAACCCTGTACCATCTCCAATAACTCCATTAATTGACGTAATTGCAGCTAAGTTTACAGATGTAAGTGCTGATACAGCTGCAATCACTGTATTACTGTTGCCAATACTTGTAGCCATCGTTGCTGACAGAGCTACAGCATAGTCGCTTACAGATGTGATACGAGTATTGGCAGTACCAATGCTAGTAGCCATTGTAGCTGACAGTGCTGTAATACTATCATTAACTGATGTAATCTGTGTAGCATTGGGAATTGCAGCACCTGCAATATAAATATTCGTGTCTGCATATAGATTAGCTGCGCTTACGTTTCCTGAGAATACTGCATTAGCTGCACTAACCATTCCTGTAATCTGAGTACTTGAAACAACAACTAAGTTATTAGCTGTAAAGTTAGTTACTGATGTACCGAAACCAATAACATTAAGTACGTTAGCAGTCATGATACTACAGGAAACAATAGCTGAGTTAATTTGTCCTGCATCAATAGAAGTAACTACAATATTAGAAACTGAAGTAGTTCCGCTTACAGTAAAACTGCCCCCAACAAAAGTATCACCTGTAATACTTACATTAGATGATGCATTTAAATATTCAGTTGTAAAAGTTGAGCCTCTAATTTCAGCTACAGAAATACTTGTAGGAATAGTAGCACTTGTAACTTGTCCTACAGAATTAACAGTTATAAGAGATACAGGACCATAGGTAGCTGCGCTAACTCCAGTAGTATTAAGAGCAATAGTAGGATTACCAGACGTACCATTTGCATTTGTAATTGAAACTCCTGCACCACCAGTTAATGTTCTACCATAAGCAGTTCCACCGTCTACGGCAATCATACCAGTAGCGCCTGTAATATCAGCCAAAGCATTTAAACTAGAAACATTAGCAGTTAGTTGAACACCGCCAATTTGAAAAGCCCCATTAACATTTAATGTTGAATTAGAAAGTTGTAATGGAGAAGCAGTACCTTCACCGTCTTGGACAGTACGGACAGTTGTATCAATACCGCTATTATCGTTATCAATATTAAGCAGACCTTTATAGGTATTTGCGATTGTTCTTCCGGTAAACGTAGACATTATTACTCCTTAAATGTTCTGCCAATCAGTATTGATATCTTCCCAATTCGTACTTACAAGCTGCCATTCTAAATTACGATCAATATTAGGATCAGGTCTTGGATCACGAATTGTCTCATTATCTTTTAAGTTAGCAGTAAAATTCTGTGGGTGATTAACTAAATCAAATGCACCTTCAAAATCTGTTGGACATACACGTAGTTTATATGAGTTATACTTTAACTCTCGAAGAGGATATCTCCAACCGCATATATCACATAAACCTACTGCATGTTTATCACTTGCCATTAGACTTTATTATACCCTACTTAATTTTGGTTTGAAAAATAAACTTGTACGTTCACGGTCTTCCATTTGAGCATTACTAAGTAATTCTTCATAATTCTGTTTAAGTAAACCAATACGTTCATTTGCTACATTAGGTCGTTTCATTGCCATATAGTAAGCAAGTCCCATTGTAAGACACGGTAAAAAACGAGTTGGAACATCTACGTTTTCAGCTATAATATTTTCAACATCTTGAATCTTATGAATCTGTTCTAGTTTTAACATATCAGTTGAGTTTTCAGGAATAGGATATACAAACATTTCTGGATTATCTCTTCCTCTACGAATTGCGTATTGAGAAGGTCTTCCAGTTTGAGATTTATTATTAATCTGTAAATATTCTTCCATTGAAATACGAATCATTCCAAGATCACGATCATCTCTATTAACAACTGCTTCTAAAATATCAATTGTAGAAGATGTTAATGCATAAGATGTAACTGATGTTGTAACTGAAATAGCTGTAGTTTTTACAGTCCATAAGTTAATGCTTCGATTCTGCCAATCAGTAAGTACAAGATTAATGGATCGTTTAGCTGATGTTACTTCGTTACCGAGTACAACTTCTCCACCAATAAGCTCACTAGCTTCTTGAATAATTGTATCTACATCCAGATTAAAGTTATATGTACCGCTAGTAGCCATGTTTATTTCCTTTTACCGTTACCATATTTTTTACCTGATCTTTTAAATGAGCGATTAACTTTAGCAGGAACAACTCGTAAATTACTTTTAGAATTATTAGATGTACGCCTGTTCTTATGATCTACATCCTTACCATCACCTTTTTTAACAAGCCCTGCTTTCATAAGTTTAGCACGAGCAGCATTTCTTTGGGTACGTTTTTTAATTTGTTCTGGTTTACTTTTATATTTATTTTCTTGTTTATAGTTTCTTTTATACGTAGGAGAACTGGGCATAATTTAAAAATCCTTTATTTACGTTTAATTCCACGAACTAACTTTTGACCTTTAGGAGGAGATTTTTTAGACCCTTTTGAACCTGCCCAGAAAAACTTATCAGCCCAATACGCAGCACTTGTTTTACCTTTTGCAATATTTTTACCGTGTCTAGCTTTAAAGGATTTACGAGCTTCAGGTGAATAGTTATGACCCATCTTTTGATCACCAAAGCGAATAATTTTAATTTTGTCTCCATCACTAACAGCCACAATTCCTTTTTTAGTAGGATGGCTTGGAGTACGCTTTGGTTTATTTAATCCAGTTAAACCGTATCGTTTTAGTTTTGCTTTTTTAGGGTCTTCTGCCATTGGAAACTCTCCGTTTTGTAATCATTTTTTTAGTTTGTTTTTTCTTTTTATTTTTATTCTTCATAGGCGGTCTACTAATCTGCATTGGAATACTTGAACGAGATATTGGCATTATTTAACCTTTCTATATTTTCTAGTTTTTTTAGCTATAGTTTTAGGTTGTTTTACAAATTGTTTTCCTGCTTTAGTTCCTGCACGTTTAGCTTTAGTTGTAGCTGCATACTCTTTAGAGGACAAAGATTTAATTGCTTTTGCAGGTAAATACCTTTCTCCAGTTTTACTTGAAGGCTTACCTGACTTAGTACGCCATTTTTGCTTAGTCCAAGATTTTAAACTTTTTTGAGATTTTTTTAAAGCCATAAGTTATATTACTCTTCTGGATTATTTTTAATATAAAGAATTTCAAAATCAGAAGATAATAAGTTATTAGTACCAGAACTTACTGCTCTAACTTCTAAATCTGTTTTTTCTTCAAAAGGTAAAGGATATTCTATAATAAAATCTGCAACACCGCCCCTACCTATAGTTTGTTTAAGTTGTACTCTAAAAACTTTATTAATTTCACGAGATATAAAACTTGCTGTAACATACTGATTTCCATTAGTTGTACCTGTTGCAATATTAATATGATTTATATAAGCTGTATATCCAGCGGGAACCGTCCATAATGCCATTAAAGTTTGATTTACGCCTAATGTAATTCTAGCATATGTAGTTCCACCATTAGCAATATTAATTGTTCCAGTTGGTTCTTGTGACCCACTTACAAAAGCTCTATACACTCGTAAAAATGTTTGTGTTGTAGTTGCAGTCCCTGCTCCTGCAAGTGTAACCTCTTCGCTTACTTCATTATAATCAGTATCCAGACCTTCAATTGTAACCAAAACACCATTATCATCTGAAGCTGTTCCAGCAGTTGTTGTAGCTGTCATAGCTATAGCACTACTGGGATAAACGTATATACCACCTACATCCCAAATAGTTTCTTCAGTTCCATTAATATCAGGATTAAAACCAAATTTAAAAACACGTTTATGATATGGGATTTGATTACGAGAAACCTGTAATTCAAAAGGCTCGTTTCTTCCCCATCGTGTTACACTACTAGCAAGTGACATAATTTAAAATCCTTTTTAACGTATTGGTTTACGCGCTTTACCAAAGCCCTGAACTTGTGGTGATTTTTTACCAGTAACTGGACGCATATCCTCATAAATTTCTATAGGTGTTGCTGGAGTATAGTCAGGACTGTCCGTATCTATACTTTCTATCTTATTTTCTTTTAGTGGACCAGTAGTATCAGCTTCCATTCCTTTATCTTTTTTATTCATGATTTATATCCTCCACCAGCTTTTTTATATTTACTGGCTAATAGTTGAGCTTTACGTGCTGACCATTGACCTGCTTTACCACCTTTAGTTCCAGCTTTAACTGATTCAAATAATCTTTTACGCATGGTAGGTTTAGTATAATTACCTGCTTTATTAACTGTTGATTTCTTTTTCTTTAAAGCCATTATTTTTTCTCTACTGGTTTATTGCAAGTACATTTACAAGTTTCTGGATTACAGTTTTTACATTTACAGTTACAAGTTTCACAAGCCATTAGTAACCTCTCAGTGCTTTACCGTAACCTTTACTGCAACCAGCTTTACGTTTAATTTGACCACCTTTTTTAAATGTTAAATCTTTAAGAGGATTTAATTCTTTTGGTTTAACTGATTCATTATTTTTAGCTAAAGAACTAGTTTTTGTATCTTTTTTAGGAAAACCAAAGTTTCCTCCTTTTTTCTGATCAGCAATATTTTTATCCATACGTCTAGCTTGGGATAAACGATCTTGTCGTGCTACATCTTCAGGAGAACCTCTTTGAGGTTTTGGTTTAGGCTTCATAGGCTCTGCAGGAACTGCTTTTTTGCGTTGGCTTAGAGAAGGTTTTTTAATTTCTTCTGCACCTTTTTTTAAATACTTAGGAAGTTGTTTTGGTGCAATACGTAATAATGCTCCTCCTAATTTAATTATTGTAGGAATAATCATATTAGTAACCTCTCATTGCTTTGCCCATGCCGCGTTTGCAGCCAGCTTTACGTATCTTACCACCAGATTTATATTTAATACGTCCACCTTTTTTATTTTTAGAATAATCTTCTTCTTGTGGAAGAGTTGTATATGAGCCTAAACCAAACGGTAAATTAACTTTATCTCCACCTTTTTTAGAATCAATTTCAGGTAAGAAATCTAAACCAAATAAACGATCACGTTTTTTCTTAGCTGGTTTACGTTTTTTCATAGAGTTCGAATCATAATCATCAGTAGTATCTTCTTTACGTCGTGTCATAGACTTACGATCATAATCATCACCAGCTTGCTCTTTAGGTTTACTCGGAACTGTAACATTTCCTAATTTAGGGGTAGGTGATTTAACAGGTGATGGTTTTGTAGTAGTAGAGTTACTTACAGATTTAAGTTGTTTACGCATTGAAGCAGGATCATAAGTATCTCCATCCATTGAACCGTATTTTCCAGCTTTAAGTCTACGATTAGCTAAAGCTTTAGATACTGTTACAGGTTTACTTTTAGGTTTTTCTTGAAGACCTTTAGTCCTGCCTTCAGAAACACCACCTTTAGCTGTAGCTGTAGGTTTAATTGTAGGTTGTTTACGCATTGAAGCAGGATCAGATGTATCTCCATCCATTGAACCGTATTTTCCAGCTTTAAGTCTACGATCAGCTAAAGCTTTAGATACTGTTACAGGTTTACTTTTAGGTTTAGCTATTTTAACGGAGCTACGTTCTTTTGCTTCTTGTGATGTTTTAGTAGAAGATTTAGTTTTAACAGAGTTATTTTTTTTACTTATTCTTTTAAGACGAGCTTTTTCAGCACGTTTACGTATTTCTTCTTTTTTACTACGATCCTTTACAGCTTGAGGTACTGTAGGTTTTTTTGTCATAGACTTTTTATCTGTAGTATCTCCATCCATTGAACCGTATTTTCCAGCTTTAAGTCTACGATCAGCTAAAGCTTTTGCTTTAGCACTTACTGGTTTACGTCCTCTACCTGTTCTTTTAAGACGAGCTTTTTCAGCACGTTTACGTATTTCAGCTTCTTTTTTAGCTTTACGCGTCATTTGAGTTTCTGGTTTTAAAACCATAATTACATTCCTTTCTTTTTATATGGTCCTTTTCCCTGACCACGAAGAGCTTTTCCGCAACCAAGAGAACCACCACTTTGACGTTTAATACTTCCACCTTTTTTATTTTTAGAATAATCTTCTTCTTGTGGAAGAGTTTCGTATGAACCTAAACCAAACGGTAAGTTAACTTTATCTCCACCTTTTTTAGAATCAATTTTAGGCATAGATTTTAAACCAAATAAACGATCACGTTTTTTCTTAGCTGGTGGGCGTTTTGTCATAGTATTGGGATCAGATGTACTTCCATCCATTGAACCGTATTTTCCAGCTTTAGGTTTATCGTCAGCACGATCAGTAGTATATTTTTTACCTTTATACATAAAAGTTTTACCTGCACCTTTTTCTTTACGTGCAGCGGCAAAAGCTTCTCCAAATGTTTTTGTTTTATTGTCTGATGTTTGTTTTTTACTACCTGACTTAGAAGTATCCATAGAGGTTTCTGGACTAGCTAGTGCTATTAGAGTACTTATTCCTGTGGTAGCTCCAATTGCTTTTTTAAGGTTACTAGAAGGTTTTCGACCAGCTTTAAATTTATCTACACCTTTTTTAACTTTTTTAAGCTCTTTAGGTGTAAGCTTACGTACTGTAGAATCACTTGTAATTTTACTAGCCGAAGGTTTTTGACCAGTTTTAAATTTATCTACACCTTTTTTAACTTTTTCAAGCTCTTTAGATGTAAGCTTACGTGCTGTAGAATTACTTGTAATTTCAGGGCGTTTTTGTTTTACTGTCTGTGCAATTTTTTTTGCAGCAGTTTGTGCAGCTTTTGGACCTGAAGTTTTAACTAACTGTTTAATAGCTGCTTTAGCTGCTGCTGGTATTAAAAATCTTGCACCTGCAATAACAATTGGAATAAAAAAAGCCACCTTTTAAATCTCCTTTAAATTAATGTTAATTAGAATACGCAATTACTGTGTTGTCAGCACCTGCTGGTGATGCAGGAGCAGCCATATCGTCTCTACGAGTACGGCGAGCTTGATTTCGTAGTGTTTCAACAGCTTGCATATATCTTTGCTCAAATAGCTGAACTGCTGAAAAGTTTTTAGTGAACACCATAGCTTCAACCATTGAAGCATTAAATAAAGCATCATAACAAATCTCAGTAAAATAATTAGTGGGGTTTGCAGATGTTAGAGTTACAGGTCTAGCAACAGTCATTAAGATACCGTCTGATGTTGAAGCAGGTGTAGGTGCAAGACGTACACGAGTATCTGTAACTCGTGAGTAATATCTTGGTACTTCAGTTGAAGCACTTGTAGGCCATACTGCATTTAAAAACTCATCAGTCTTTAACAATAAATTAATTTTAGAACCGTTATTAATCAGATTAAAATTCTTTACGATGCGTGTACCAGTAGGAAGAGTAATTTCTGCGTTACTAGCAGAAACTGCAATTGATGTTTGAACAACTAAACCATAATCATCTAAATCTCGCGTTAGTCTTTCTTCAGAACGATTGACCATGTTAGGAACATAAGCTAGAAACTCAGTTCCATCATTTTCACACGCACTAATAATATCATTTACAAGATAAGTATAATCGGTCATTTATATGTTATCCGTAGAATACTGTAAGAGTTGCTGCAGATGTAGGCGCTGTTACTGAAACAAGACCATCCATACGCACACCTAAATCAGTCCAATCTAAATAAGCTGATCCAGTTACATCAAACTTAACAATGTTTCCTGCAATTGTTCCTAATGCAGTTGTAGAAGTTCCATCTAAAACATAGATGCCTGAACCAGTAGCATGAATAGATCGAATACGAGTGTCAGCAACTGTAACACTTGTAGTAATGTCTACAAGTACTCCGCTACCTACAAGAAAAGCTGAACGAATATTTGTTGTCACAATTACATCTCCTTTAAAGTCTATTATAATTATATAGCATCGTTAAATTTAATTATAGTAGTATAAAAGGATTTAAACAAACAAAGAAAAAAAGAAAGAGCCTCCGAAGAAGCTCTTTCAATTTAACTTTTTTAGAACGATTTAGAAATCGTCTAAATTGTAACTTCCAGTATCAGCTTGAACCAGAAGCACCGCGCCACTGACGCCAGTCACTCCAACCGAAAGCATAACGCTCACGGGACTTGAAGCGCATGTTACCCGTATCGAAATCAGGCTCCATTTTGGTTTGGAGAGGAACGCGAACGAACATCTTCGTACCATTAGGAACATCAGTCTTTAGGAACCATGCGTTGGTATCCGTAAAGCGACGGTTAACATAGAACCCATCAGAAACAACAGACTGATTGCGAATTGCATTGATGTTGTTCTGTGCGAATGCAGCTGAACCACCTGCAACCGTTGTACCGGGTGAGTTAAGTACCTGATCTGCAGTATAGATAAGATCAGATGGAATGTGAAGTGATTCAGTTGAAGCACCGATCAAAATACCACGATCATCCTTAATTTTAGTTACTGCAATCGTTGCGGTTTCAAGAGCAGCTTCTGAGAAATCAGTTGCTCCTACAGTGTTAGATTGATTTCCATCACCAATAGTTGGGTGAGAAGCTGAAATCAAAGGTTGACCGTCACCACCGTTATAGCTTGTAGAAAACGCATTGTTAAATACGTCTGCAGCTTTAACCTGTTTGGTGTTAGCCATAGCACGAGCTAGACCTTTAGCACGAACCTTCGAGAAGGTGTCATATAGGTTGTCTTCCATAGCTTCTTCAGTGATAGCAAACGCAAGAGCTACAGTTTCCATTGTGTAACGGGCTGTGTAACCTTCTTGTGCGTTGTCATACTGGACTGCTGAACCTTCTGATTTAGTAGGGGCAGAGCCGAAGCCGGTGAATAGTACTTCTTCCTCAAATGCACGATCTGAGTTTTCAATTTCATAGAGTGGAGCATGTTCGTCGTTTACTTCACCATAAGAAATACCGAAAATCTCATTAAGTCCGGGAAGGAGTTGTTTTGCAATACTACTGCGATTAATAGCCATTTATTTATCTCCCTTTCATTAACCTGCGGAAATTCCGACAGTTGGATAAGCGTTAACATGCTGTTTCCAGATGATTTCAACCCGTGGATTTGTATCTCCAAGAGCATTACCCGGTTCTTTAAATGCACCCAATACGGTTAGCATACCATCGTCACCACGAGTAGCGGCAGAAATACCATGACCGGATTGACCAGTATATGTAGAACCTGTACCGAGAGTTACGTTAAAGGTGGTGGAATAAACATCACCTACTGTAACTGCAGCATCAGCTTGAGCAATAAAAGTAGTGTTTTGGTCGTCATTTACAAATGCTACAATGTCAGAAGCAGATGTACTTGCGGGCCAATATTTTGAAAAAACAGGTGCACCGTTTTGTGTATAGTTACACCCTGCAAAAACACCAAGAGGAATATCGTTACCAAGACCGACAGTTGTTACAACTTCGACCTTACCAACATTAATGGTTACAACGTCACCGTTAAAAATGTTTGCTGCATAACCAGAAGCGATAGAGTATTCACTAACACCTGAAGAATTGGTAGCAGAACCTTTTTGACGTGAAGGACGGAAACCATCAAGAGCTTTAGATAGAGCCATTTTAGTTCTCCTTAATTAAAATTACCATGACAAAATAATTGATCAACAACAGTGTTACCTTTACTTTTGAAAGTTAGGCGCACGTCCCTGAACAACCGATGATTTACTTGAGTTTGAAATTGGCATACGAGAATCGTTTTGATTTTCAAGTTGAGCGTTAACTGCATCCATCATTTCACGACTACGATCTTCATAATACCTTTTTCGAGCCTCTGCCTTACCAGCTGGCATTTTAGCAAGTCCTAAGTCTCCACGACAGACTGTACCTGCATAACGGCCTTCATTCTTCACGAGAGAATTGTGTGACATTTCGGGAACTTCTTCAGGTGTTACAAACACCCAACCATCTTGAAGTCGTTTTCCTACATTCTGAATGTCTTCTTTACCGCGTATTTCAATACGCAACCACCGAAGTATCATTCCTTCATCAGCAAAACGGTCTTTGATTATATCTGGAATTGCAAGATAGTCTGGTTCTTCAAAGGTATACTCTTCATAAGAACGCTGTTCAGTTTCACGGTTTGTCTCACTACGTGCTTGTTTTAATGTGTTACGTGTCATAATATTTTTAGCCTCCACGCTTAGATGTAATAATTGTGGTATACTCGCCTTCTGCTTTATCAGCAACTAGCTTTTGTTCTGCATACCGTTCAAGAGGAATACCCCAACGATTAGCCATTTCAATATCGTCTCGCGTTAGCTTAACTTTATTTGGCCTACTTGTTTTAGGGTTAGCGACAGTGCGTGATGCTCCACTTACCACTTGAGAGGGTTGTTTCGGTTCCCTTACTTCCGCTTCTTGATCTGCTTCTTCTTCTACTACCTTTGCCTGTTTTTTAAATTTCTTAGGAAAAGATTGTTGAAGACGTTGATCAATTTCTTCATAAAACTCATCGTCAGTAGGATCAAATCCTTCACCTTTAAGCTGCTCATCAATTGCAATTGCAGCTGCGGTCATAATTTGATCTTGACCAAACCAGTCATTTTGTGTTGCCCATTCTACTGCTTTAGGATCATAGTTTGCAGGATTAGGAGTTGACTGTTGAGGAACTTGTTGCTGTTGTTGTTGCTGAACAGGTTGTGGATTATTAGCTTCATAATCTGAATAAGCAGTCTTAGCTTTAGTTAGATTATCAAGTTGCAACTCTGCTCGATTTAATTGTCGTTGTGCAATAACAATTTCATCAGCTTCCCCACTTTCTAGAGCTTTACGATAAGCTCCTTCAGCGAGTTTAATTTGGTCATTAACTTGTACTTCGTTAGAGTCTAAATTCTTTTTATACGTACTAACAATTTCATTATCTTTTTGTTTAAGCTTATTTTCGTATTCAGTAACTCGTGCTTCAAGTTCTCCAATACGATCTTCACGATCTTTTCGCTGCTTAATTAATTGTCTGATACGTTTTTGTGCACCTTTAGTTTCAACACCTTTTAATTCAGTTGCTTGTTCTTCTAAAGGTTCTTCAGTAGCTGTTTCTTCTTGTTTAGGCGCTGACTCTACTTTTTCATTAGTATTATCTTCTTCACCTTCAACTTCATATTCAACAGCAACTTTTTCAGTTTTTTCTGGAGGTGTAATTTTACCCCAATCTTCTGAGTCTTCAACTTCGTAGTTAACAGCTTCTTCAGCCATTTATTTTCTCCTGTACGCCATTGCGAAATGGTCGGTTACGCTACTACCCTTTAAAATACAATGTATTCTAAAAGTATACAAATTTAAATATTATCCACCAGTTGATAAGTTATAAGACGTATCCAAATCAGTAGGATCACTAACAGTCATAATAACTTGATCATCAAAGATAAGAAGGAGTTTAACACCCTTATAGATTAGTTTAACTCCTGAGTGTTTACCGTAGCTAACGTAATCTCCTACGTTGCACCACGGACCTTTTGGAAATTTACTTTTATCTTCGTAAGCTAAATCACCTAAAGCCACAACTCGCCCTACTGTTGTAAGGTACGCGATATCATCACGAGTTGAATCAGGTAGGATAATCCCACCTTTAGTTTGGCGTTTAACTGAAACTGGTCTTACTAGAACATGAAAACCAGTTAGTTTCGGAAGTACTTTAGGATCAGGTACGTCAATATCTGCAATCCATTCGTCATTTTTTAATGCTTTGCTCATTGTTTGATGTTGCATTGTTTTATTTAAAATCCTCTTCATCGTTATCAATTTTTAAACGTCGATTTAATATTTCGACGGAAATATCAGCACCATCTGCAAGACCAGCTAAGTAGCCTACGATGTACCGATACTCAGGATAATCTGAAGCGGAGCCTGATGCAAGCGAATTTTTTACATCTTTAATTTTTTCTTCAACACCTCTACGGATGTCAGTCGTTAATATCAAAGTTTAATTCCTTATTTAGAGGAGCTACCTTTTGAAGATGTAGGAACCTGATAAGAAGACTTATCAAAATTATTTAGAACACCTTTGTTAGCTCGTACTGTAAATTGGTCTGTAGGAATTTTAGCAGTATCCCCACAACCCGTTCCATTTGATTTATATTCCATTTTAAATATTCTCCTTTTAAGAATTATTTGTTAAAGCAGCTTTACGAACATCTTTAAGTTCATTTTCCATCATTGTAAAGACTGCCATACCTTTTTGCAAGTCAATTGTTTTATCTTGTTTAGCTAACTCACTTAACATTTTAAGAGCTTCTTGGATTTGTTTAAGCTGACGATCTTTATCATTTTCTTCAGCTTTCATTAAGTTAGTTGCACCTTCAATGTAAGCTTCCAAAGCAAGTTCACGTTCTTTAATATCAAGTTCACGGTTTTTAAGAGTACTTTCAGCATTTTCTTTAGCCATTTGAGATTGAAGTTGACGATCTTTAAGTATGCTTTGAGAATTATCTTTAGCCATTTGAACTTGAAGTTTACGCTCTTCAAGATCAATACGACGACCTTCCATCATAACCATTTTTTCTTCTGGTGTTTGTGGGCCTTTAGCAGCTTGCTGGTTAGCAACTAGCACTTTTTGGGCAGCTTGTATCATAGCTTGCTCTACGACCTGTGGAGAGACGTTTTCTTGCCCCTGTAGCATCTGTTGAGTTACGCCATTCATTTGTTCTTGATACTTCATTACCGAATGCTCTTGAATGTTAGAAGATAAGATTGGAACAATACGCTGCATAATTGGATTTGCTCCATTAGCAGGGTCTTGTATGTAAGCCATCTTCACTTGGACATGAGCATCATGATCCTGTCCTGCAAACGCACGAATAGCTATTCCTTTAGATGCGGCTAAGATATCAGAGACAGGATCAAGAGGTTGCGGCTGGGGCTTAGATGGAATAATTAAATCTAGATTAGGAATATGAGCCGCTTTCAAAATAGTTTTATGTAGCTCTTCAGTATTATACATTCCCGGTGGCGCTTGTTGAGCCATCTGTAATGCCATTTGAGCCATCATCATACGATGCGCTGAAGATGGAATGTTAGGATCAGATACAGGAAGAATATCAATACGACCATCAAAGTCTTTACGTAAGACTTGAATCTCATCCCCTGCCATCTTAAACGGATAATCAACAGGCATTGACTCATAGTTAATACGAGCTAGAATTTTAAGTTCTTCACGTTGAGCATGATGTAGACGCTTATGGATTGCAGAGAAGAACTTACTTGACGCTTCTAGCAATGCCATTGTAGTCCCTACTGGACCATAAGAAGCTGCATCACTAATTACTTGTTCTGTGTTATCTGCAAACTTTTGACCAGTTGATGCTACAAACTGAAGCATAGCAAAAAGAGTTTGTGATGGTTCTTTGTATGGCAATGGAACAATTGACTTTGAAAGGTCCATTCCAGTTGCTTCAACTTCTTTAAACTCGCCGGGAGCTATAGGATCATTATCACCAGTGATACGAACACCTTTAGCACGGAAACCAGCTGGTAGGTTAGCAAACTGACCTGCACCAAGTAGACTACGCATTGCTGATGTTGCAGATGCAGTTAAGTTACCCAACATATGAATATAACCGATACCGTAAAATCCCAATGCAGGAACAAAACGATAGTGCGTAAAGAATAGTTTCTTCTTCCGTTGTGGATCATCAGGATCATAGTTACGACGAATTGAAAGAACTGCTCTGCTATCCATATCAATTGTTACAATATAAGGAAGAGTAAGATTTGTATCGTCTTCTAAATCTTCAATATCTAAATAACAGTGTTGTTCAAGTAAAGTATACTGACCGTCAAAGTCAGAACTTGTTGGAGACACACCTGTAACTGAGTTCATTTTAGTACGAAGCGGAGAAAGATTAGGAACTTCAGGATTTTCTAATAGCTTATCAGATGCTTCATACATGCCACCTGCAATCTCACGTTCAAGTTGGATTGGGCTGCGATAAAGCACTTGAGTGTATCTGTCTGCACTTCGTAAGTTAACTGCGAAATTAGATACTACAAATTGATCAATAGGAACGAACTCACTGACTGGACGATCCATACCATTATCATAGTACATCTTTTTGAAACTTGAACCGAAGAGTGGGAGATGAAAGAGCATACGCTCCATTTCATCAAAGTACTCAGGCATAAGCTCAGTTAACTGGTAGTTCATGTACTCCTGAACACGATTAGCTTGATCTTGCTTCTCAGTAGTAATCTTACCTAACACTTGAGCTTTAACTGGACCACCTGCAGGAAATAGTTCTGCACTTGCTTTAGATTGGAAGGAGACTGCAGATTCAATCAATAGTGGATGAACTGCAGTACATGCACCTTCAAATGGTTCATTCGTCTCTTCAAGTTTAAGACCTAATAAATCTAAACCACTTGTGAACATATCTTCCCATTCAGCACGAGACTCTAAGTCAGCTTCATAAGAGTTAATAACTTGTTCTGCAATATCTTCTAAGTTGTCATCATCAAGTTCATTAACTAAGTTTTTATAGAAACCTGCAGGATCACTATAATTAACAGATGGGTTATCTCCTGCTTCAATTGAAAAGTCAACAACTACACTTCCATCATTCGCATCATATTCAAATGTAGCTTCAGAATCAGGTTCTCCTACATCTAATTCAATAATATTATTATTTGTATTAGAGTTCATATTCATTTCAAAAGGGTTTCGTTCTGTAGCCAATGCTATTCTCCTGATGGACAGTAAAAAAATAAAGTAATTTAATGGTTAGTATAAAGAGATTTCAACTAATAGACAAACTTAAACTCTCCAATAAGCTCTTTTACGTTTTTTATATCCAAAATCATCATAGTCTTCATGATCAATATCATCAGGATGTATTAAATTCCAACTATCTCTCATGTAGATAATTGCCATTGTCATACAGTCAACCATATCGTCATGCGCTGCATTTGGAAATTGAATTGATTCCATAAATAAAGCATCAGCCCATTCAGTATCAGGTAGCCATACTTTACCTGCTTCTAAGTAAGGAGACGCAGCGTAGACCCGTGAAACTTTATCCCTATCTGGCATGTACTCTAAGATTGGAATACGTGATCTTCGCATGTCTTGAATCAATGATTGACCACTTGCTTTCTTTTCAACTACACAGACATCAGGTTTATATTCAGCATACATTTCTTGAGCTAGTCTACGAAGTTCAGGATATTCATATCTACCATAAACATTAGATAATAAAATTAAATTACCAGTTGGTTGTTCATATCCATTAACATCTTCATCCATTGAAGTAAAGATACCCCATGTCTGAATTACACTGTTGTCAGCCGTTGACTTAGTACTGAATGCCGTATCATAAGTTTGAAGAATAAAGTCACAAGCTGGAGGGTCTTCATATTCCCATGTCTTAAACCACTTCTTTTTAATGATCCCACCTTCATCTGGTTGTGGGTCTTGCATGTATAAAGCATTCCAGTATCTGCTACCGTTAGATGCTTTAATTTCTTGTTCATCAATTCTTAAAACACTATCTGGTTTCCACTCTGGAAAATACGATGAGCCAATTGGTAAATCTAACAGTTCTGCTGATTCTTCATCTAACCATGCTGGAATGCGGATTACATCCCATTTATTATCCATCTCTAATTCTTGTTCTTGTTTTAGAAGCCACCCACAGATGTCATCAAAGTGATAACGAGTATTAATAATAATAATTGCACCATTAGGCATTACACGAGTTCGTAAGCCAGATGGATACCATTCTTTAATATACCGCCTACCGTTCTCACTAATTGCATCTTCTTCTGACATTACGTCATCTAAGAGAGCAATGTGAGCGCCCCTACCTGCAATCTGTGATCTTACACCAGCTGCATAGTAAGACCCATTCTTATTCGTCTTCCATTTACCTGCAGCCTTAACATCTGATCTTAATCGTATTCCATTAAATATTTTACTATAGTCTTCTGAGTTTACAATGTCCCTTACTGATCTACCAAAGTCAGAAGCTAGTTGATCACTGTGAGAGACTGACATAATCTCATGAGAAGGATTACGACCAATATACCATGCTGGAAATAGTTTAGAACAGATTACTGATTTACTTGATCTTGGTGGTAGGAAGACCATTAATCGATTACATTTACCATCTACTACTTGCTGTAGCTTATGACAAAGAACTTGAATATGCCTACCCATCTTAAACTCAGGTACAATTTTAGGAGCTTCTTTTCTTACAAAAGTTAAGAAGTCTTCATTTGATTTAGTATAAACATAATCTGTAAGAGATTTTTTTAAATTACTGTAACTTTGAATATCTGTTGAATTTATAATAGATTCAGTATTAGTCGAAGATGTCATTTTCTTTATTATCCATTACTATTTTTACGTCCTGATAACCTTCATCGTCTTGATGCATACCAATTAGAATATCTCTAAATAGATATAATGTTTCTAGAGATTCTATATAGGTTGTACGAAGAAGTTCACCAGCTTCTGTAGGACGAGTCATAGCTGGAGTAAATGCGATAAAAGATTGTAGTTCAAATATTGTATTTGAAATTAACTTAGCTGATGCTACAGAACTGATATTATGTTTACGCGTTATAATATCTTTATAAGATTTTAAATCTTTTAGTTCAGAACAAACTGCAACTGCTGTAAGAGAATTATCTACATCATAAGAGTCAAGTTCGTCTTGTAATTCTAAAGTACTATTTTTCATAATTTGATTACCTTTAATTATTAAGACTAAACCCGACTACTTGTAGGGTAGACCAAACCAAAGAGTAAGACAAGCATTTTATTTTTAATTTTAGTCTTGTAAACCTTTTTGAAATATGCTACGATTCTCTTTAACAAGCAAAGGGACTATATATATTATATATATTATATATATACTATTTAAATAACTATAAATACTATGTTAAAGTTGTTAATAATAATAATACACAGTATATACAATATTAATATATGTTAAAGACTGTTACAGATGCGGACAAGTTAAGCAAGTTATTCAATAGAGTAGGGTAGTCTACTTTATCATGATGATATAACCACACTTAAAACTGCTTATAAATGTAGTTCATTAACTTCATTACTTCAAACACTTACCTACATATTTAAATAGATGCGGACAAATATCATTGGATAGTCTTATGATGATATACCCTCTATTTTTTTCTACTATAATTTTCTAGATTTAGCAATATTTTATAAAGGGGGGTATTTTAGAAATACTCCTTTTTTATTTTTTATATTTGACAAATTTTTAATTTTAGAATATGATTATAAACCGCTTTAATTTGAAATTATCCTTTAGGATCAATTACTACGCGCACGACACGGGCAAGTTTTTTTGGGTGGGGTTAAAAATTAATAACCCTACCAGAATTGTGGGTATTCCGAGAAACCCTTCGAAAATTGTGGGTATTGCAAAGACCCTACGAAAATTGTGGGTATTATCTAATGTCCACAAAGCTTGTGGGGTTATTCTCTCGCGTCTGTTATATACACATATAAAGATATCTTTATATCCGTATATCATCCCCCCCTATGCTATGCGTTAAGCGCATACCTGCTATGCAATCTTAGCATGGCTAAATAGTTTACTTATGCCGATTAAAATCGCATAATTCAGCATGGGAACTGTCCCAGATTTTAACATGTTGCACTGCAGCATAACCCAAAGAGGCTTTAAGACAATGACAAACACAAAAACAGATTTACCAGTAAACAGCTTAACGTCAATCACGTCGACGGCTTTTGAGATTGCCAATTACGTGAGCGAAATCATCGATGGCAAGCA